ATCATCTCTGGTTCCTCGTCAATGGCCACGAGATCTAACGAATAACCCTGGAGACGACGCCAACCCGTAGAATACGAAAATACATACGCCTTGCTGTAGCCGTCGAAGTTTCCGTGAATGTCATGGTGCTTCACTCGGAAGTAATCAACTTGGTTTGCCACGCCGCCCGTCATGCGAGTGATGTCTTCTTGAGGGTCAAAGGTTCCCATGGGGAAATAACCGGCGCCACGATCTTCGGGTGGTCCTAAGAGTCTGTTGGCAAGCAAGTCCCTGGTGGACTGTGCTGTCTCCCCGCCGAGGGCGGCATTGATAGGGCCATTAAACCGAACGCCTTTGTACCAAGAGGGATACAAACCCGTCATGTGATAAGTGAACTTCATCATGAGAGCCGTGGATTTACCAGCCTGGTTTGCTCCAGTCAGCATGCATTCTTTGCTGTGACTATTGATGAAATCTCGTTGACGTGTATTGGGGTCAATGTCACCGAGCAGATCTTTTTCCCTGCGGGCAGCCAACTCCTGCTCGATCTCTACGAGCTTTAGCAGCTCTTCTTTAGTCGGGTCACTCATCGGAAGTCTCCTCGGGGACATCCAGCCTCGCTGCACGCATCTCTTTCAACATTGCCTTGAGCTCACTATCAGACAACTGTTGCAGCTCAACAACCCTTTCTTGCCTCGGCGGCTCCTTTGGGATCAGCGTTGGGAGAATGGACCGGCCCATGAACATCAAAACTTTCTGACCTTCGGATGATTCGGGGTCGGCCAGGGCAGCCATTTGAGCGAGCTTGTGGAAGAGTCCCGCATCGTGGAGCATTTCCAAGAAGTCTTGTTTTACTCTATGGGGATCCTTATATAGCACGCTTGAAGGGGCGGGATCAGAAAGGGTAGGAGGGTGGTTCTCTCGGGCGAGTTCGTAAATCTCACGGAACTCCTGGTCAGTTCTTGTGAGGTTCAGTGCCATCTCTATGGGGATCCCCGTAGCGATACAGGCTTCTTTGAAGTTCGCACCTTCCTCTACCCGAGCTTTGACCTTGTTCTTAATGTCAAGGCGAAGCAACATGGAATCGGGATCTGTCATTCTTCTCCTTGGAGAGCCATGCTTCAGTGTGACCGCTGTAACGACAACTACGAATACACGCCTACCATGGTGCAAGGCAAGAGGGACCACCATCTTCTGTGCCCACTCTGTTCTTACGATCTCCGCAGGCTTATCGACCGGTTTGTTAACACCGGGAGAAAAAGCTGGACAGATCGGGTGTGCGGACACATTGTAGCATACATACGACACCTACGCAAGAACAAAAGAAATGGTTGACATGATCAAACAAATATGCATACTCTCTGTTGTGGGAATGGTCCCACCAGACAGGAGACAGGATGAGACTGAATAGCACGATTATTGGCGGAAACCTCACTGCGGACCCCGAATCCCGTGAAGTCGCCCAGGGACACATCTTGACCAAGTTTCGTATCGCCAATAACTACGGACAAGACAGAGTGTCCTTTATCAACGTCGAATGCTGGGGAAAGACCGCAGAAGTCTGCCGACAGTACCTCGAAAAGGGTAGCGGAGTCGTTGTTCAAGGCGAACTCATCGTCGATACTTACGAAGACAAAGAGGGCAACAAGCGCAACAAAGCCTTTGTTAAAGCCCACAAGGTAGAGTTCCTACCCCGGAGAGCTGAACGTGACACACACACCTCTACAAGCCAATCCAACCAGGACGCCGAAGAGATCTCTTTCTAGGGATCACTGGCTGACTGTGGGGGAAGCGGCTCGTATCCTGGGCGTCAGTGCTCAACGCATCGGTCGTTTATGCGCTGACGCCCGCTATTTGTGTGTCAAGTTCTCGGGGGTATGGGTAATAGATCGTGAAGATTTCCAAAGGTTTGCTGGAATCCCTAGACAACCTGGGCGACCATCATCCACTGAAAGTGACACACTTCATACAAGAGATGCCGAGCCTAGAGGTACTCCGCACTCTAATACCGAACATCATTAAAGACGACGAGATAGAGTTCATCTACTCAAAGCAGGACCGCTGGGACTTTTGGTTTCCCAAGCACCGCATCGCCTTCATGCTGTTCATTAACCACTTCTTCCGCATAAGAACCGATCCACGGTTTCTCATTGCGGAAGCGGTCGCCTGCCACCGAATCACCGGAACCAAACACAAAGCCCGAAGACACGCCGAACTACTACAGATGGCAAAGGAAGCACAACAACACGGCTGTGAATCCCTTGCCCCCGGCGCTTACGCATTCCTCGAATGGTGGGCCAAAGGCAAACGGCGCAAGAACCTTCCCATGTTTGATCACTTGGGGAGGCGAACCGTTTTTCGCAAGAGCCATCTTCAATGGGGCACCCACCTCAACGGTGAAGTTTTCTCGTGCAAGTCTTCTGCGGAGCGTTATGCTCGGGACCATTTCCGTCTTAGGTACGAAGCGCTTCTGGAGGAAGAGTGAATCAATCAATGAACTACGAATACATGGGCGACGCAGTTCGCTACGAAGTCTGCGTCAATATACAGGAGGAACCACATGCAGTTACCATACAACTCTTCAGAGCGCACACCTCTGAACCATACGGGGAACTACAAGTCCCCAAAGCACACGCCAATAGACTCGCAAAACTTCTCCAGGAATGCGCTGGAGGACATTCGAGGGGAGCACAAACTCCCCCGAAAGACTCCTGACATCGTACTTAAGGCCCTTGCCATCTTTACTGGCTCGCACGTTTCGTACATTGGGAGGAAAAGCGATGTATAACGACCGGTTCTTTAACGAACTTTTTAAACCTGGAGATGTCGTCAACATTCGAGGATTCGGCTCTGACGTTCCCGTCTCCAGTCAAAACATCAACTGGTCTGAGGACGGTTTTGCCTTTGCGGAACACCTCGATCGCCTCCTGGAGGCCGGGTCAAACGCCGGTTTTGGTGTATCCGTCAGGCGTGATATCGAAGGTAGCGGCGGCGCCGAGAACCTTCTGCATACTCGTGCAGTATGGGTGGACATTGACGACCCCGACATTTCTACGGAGAGCATTGACCAGCGGGCAGAGGACAACGGATACCCGCAACCTCACTACTTAATCCGCACAGGTGGAGGTGTTCACCTTTACTGGATTCTTGACCAAGCCCACATGCTCGACACTCAGCCGGCAAGGCGAGACTTCAGCAAGCGACTGAAGTTGCTGACCCAGGCTCTCGAGGGAGACGAGAAGTGTTGCGAACCTGCACGGATTATGCGTGCACCGGGTACCCCCAACATGAAGCCTCACTACCCTGCGGACGACAGACCTCAGTGTTTTGTCGAAAGATTCATTGACTCACAGCCTTGCGAGATCACCGACTTCCGTAACGAAAGACCGGTCATTCAAGGCGGTAGGAACAACGCAGTCTTTCACCAAGCCCGACATTTTCGAGATAACGGCCTAGGTCAAGATCAGGCACTTCCCCTTGCTGACGCATGGAACCGAGCCAACTGCGTGCCTGCCCTCCCGTCGCACGAAGTCGAAACGATTGTCAACAGCGTTTACTCCCGTGCGACGGGAGGGGTGACCCATGAGGTTGCCGCACGATTTCCAGAGGCAGTAGAATCTGAGATCGCAATAGCGTTCGTCCAGGACCGCTCTAGCGATCTGAAGCACAATGACGGACTCGGGTGGATGTTCTTCAATGGCCAACATTGGGAGAGGAACAACCAGCGAGCCATGGACGAAATGCGCCGGTACCTAACACACTTGCGGAGTGAGGCAGGCGCCGAGGGCGTGGACGCTCTCCAAAGACTATGCACGAGACTTCTCACTTACCGCAAGATCAAAGATACTCTGGAACTCGCAGCGACAATGCCAGACGTCCAAGTTCGAGCAGAAGACTTTGACAACCAGCCATTGCAGGTGAACTTTCAAAACTGCACGGTGGTATTTGAGCAAGATGGCTCCTATAAGCTTAGGCCCCATTGCAGGGAGGACTATCTCACCTCTGCGATTCCCGCCGAGCTCAAAGAGGATATCCCTACGGGACCCAGCGAGTTCGCCCGGTTTCTTGGGAGGATCTTCGACAATGACGTTGAAACGATCCTTTACCTTCAGAAGAGACTCGGCATGGCCCTCATGGGAAATGTAGGTGACAGCAGAGCCTTGATCCTTTACGGTGACGGCGCAAATGGAAAGAGCGTATTGGCCGGGGTCCTTCAGGAATGTCTCGGTGAGTATTGCTTTCCAGTTCCCTCTTCAACCCTGACGGGAAGAGGAGGAGGTGATGGGGCCGGGGAGACGAAGGTTGCCAGTCTTCAGGGTAAGCGTGTGGGCCTCGTTCATGAGTTTGGCAGTAACACCCAACTCAATGATGAACGATTCAAGATGCTCACAGGGGGCGAGGCATTGATCTCGGGGAGGCACCTGTATGGCAGGCACTTCTCTTTCCGCCCTGTCACTGCTTTTGTCATTATGTCCAACTACCTCCCTTCCGTCCAAGATCATAGCCATGGCCTGTGGCGCCGCATGGCCCTCATTAACTTCCCCGTACAGATCCCTGAAGCAGAGCAGGACCAAGGCCTTATGCGCCGCTTGGTGGAGAACGAGAGAGAGCTCATCCTCTACTGGCTCATAGAGGGGCTCAGTGCCTATCTCGAAGAAGGTGCAGAACCCCCGGAAACATCCTGTACTGCCATGGAAGACTATCGGCAGGGAGAGGACGCCCTCGGCTCATTCCTCCAGGAACGCTACGAGGTATTCGAGGGGGGCCGGTCGAGCTCGGAGACATGTATTCCGACTTTATCGCTTGGATGAACAACCAAGGGATCAAGAACTCATTGAGCAAGATCAACTTCGGGAGACTTATCGGCGGACGTTACATGCCTGTGAAGACGGCGATAGGTTTGATAGACAAACCCATTCTCAAAGAAAAGGTTGGAGGCCGGATTATTTTTCGGGGATCGCTTGCAAAAACAAGGGGACTTGGGCATACGATGACTCTTGAGGGGCTTCACGTCCAGGACGGCGCCCATGGGGATAGAGGTAACGCCACCTACGGTGTCGTCTGCCGGGGAGTAACAAGAAGTGATTACAAGGGTAGACTTATCCTTACGGAGCAACCAGCCCACAGATACAAAGGGGTGGGTGTTAATGCTCTGGCCATCTTCGATGGTCAACCAGTTGTCGTCGCCGACAATATCTACCCATTGCACCAATACTAAGGTACCGTTATCCACGGTGTTTCTCCTTCTGTTGTTGGGGCGCTCTCTCGACCAAGGTTGTCGTGGGGGCGTCCCATATCTTTTGAGCGTGCGATGACAAACGACGACCTCCGTAAAGCGATCCACCATGAAAAGGTGGTGATCCCTGCGAAGCCACCACCACCCACGATTGTTATCGACAGCCGGGAAAAGAAGCCCTATACATTCAACGGGCACACCGCCACTTCTGGACTCCCCACGGGAGACTATTCCATCCGAGGATTTGAAAAGGATATTAGCGTAGAACGGAAGTCTCTGCCTGACCTCTACGGATGTATGACCAAGGAGCTCCCCCGATTCTTCGACCAGATGGATCGGTTGCGAGAAATAAAGTGTAGACTTCTCCTCGTTGAAGGCACCTGGGACATGGTTGGCCTGGGTAAAGAGATCCACCCGAAGAGCACCTGCACGGGGACCAAGACCCAGAACGTCCTCCTCTCCGTCATGTCCTCCGGGGTCCCTGTGTTTCTCGCCAATGACCGGCAACACGCTAACTGCATCGCCTCTGACTTCCTTGAACGGTCATACAATAAACTGTGGAAGACCACCCGGGCGAAACTCCTCGGCCTCTCCTAGGACACTTCAGGATCTAGCAGGACGCTTTCAGGACGCTTTTCGAAAGTATCCTGGTCACAACCACTACGGAGTAACGACTTGCGGGATTAGCAGGACGCTTTAGGACGCTTTTGCAGAGATAAATCAGTTTCTACANAGGGCCCTTTAATAATCACTTTTTGTTTGGAAAAAGGT